AAACAAAGGCGGCGGCAGTTGGTGATCTAGCTCAAGATTTATTTGATAGACTAGGACAACCATTACCACCAGGTCAAAGTCCCCCATCACCAGATGTTGGAGAAGATGATACATTTATTGCTGATACAGATCCAACACAAGTTCGACAAAAGCTAGCCAAACTCGCTGGTGGTACTTTTGCTCAATTTAAATAGGAAAGAAAAATGAGTAAGTTAGATTCAGTCACCGAACTATCAAGAGATGGTAAAGTTTTCTATAGAGACTTCTTCACTGATTTCTCTAGGCATGCACAAACGGGTGAGTTAAATACAAAAATAAATGAAGAGTCTGTAAAACAATCTGTAAAAAATTTATTGTTAACAAACAAATATGAACGATTATTTTATCCTGAAATTGGTTCAAATCTAAGAGCTTTGTTATTTGAAAATGCTACACCAGCTGTTTATCAACAAACAAGAGATTATATTCAAGACGTCTTCGACAATTATGAGCCAAGAGCAGAATTCATAACATCTGATGTTAATTTTCAGCATGATCGAAATGCAGCAGATATAACAGTGACATTTAGATTAATAAATAACGTAGAACCAACAACCCTGTCTGTCATACTCGAGAGGACTAGATAATGGCTACTAATACAGAATTTACAGTTGCCAATTTAGAATTTGACTCAATCAAGTCAAATTTGAAGACGTTCCTGGAAGGACAAGATGTTTTCAAGGATTATGATTTTGTTGGCTCGAGTCTTAATGTATTGTTAGACGTGTTAGCTTATAACACTTATTACAATGGAGTGTACTTAAATCATGTAGCTTCAGAGATGTTTCTTGACAGTGCACAGCTAAGAGATAGCGTGTATTCAATTTCTAAATCTCTTAACTATCTTCCAAGGTCATATAGATCATCCGTAGCTTACGTTGATATTGATGTCAACCCAACATCAAATCCTCACAAAATTACTATTCCAAGATTAACATCATTCACAACTACAGTTGGTGACAATACTTATACATTTTCAACAAACAGTAGTATTTCTGTTCTTGCTAACAACAATTATATAGCATCCAATGTGGCTATATATGAAGGTGAAATTATTCAAGAAGCATTTGTTGTTACAAACACATCTCCAAATACCTCACAATTTTTCATTAACAATTTTGATGTAGATGTTACTAGTCTTGAAGTTAAAGTAAGAACTTCTAACACCGATAGTACAAATGCAACATATACAAGAGCAAATACGTTGTTTGGATTAACTGGAACATCAAACGTTTATTTTGTAGAACCATCTACTAATGGTAGTTATAAAGTTGTATTTGGAAACGGAACATTTGGTAGAAATCTTGCGAACAACAATCTTGTTGAATTATCGTATAGAGTATCATCTGGTGCAGATCCCAATGGTGCTAATAGTTTTTCTGCAGATAGTGTTGCAGGACATCCAGCATCCATTACATTAGCATCAAGAGCTGCTGGAGGTAGTATATATCAGAATCTTGATGATATTAAGTTTGCAGCTCCTAGATCATTATCAGTTCAAGAAAGAGCTGTAACAAAAGAAGATTATAAAACTCTAGTAACAAATGAGTTTGGAGACATATCATCTGTTCATGTATATGGAGGTGAAGAAGAAAACCCACCTAAATTTGGTTTTGTAAAGGTAGCATTACGAAGTGATAATTTTGATGTGCTTCCAACTGGTCAGAAAGAACAGATAAAGAATTTTCTTAAACCAAAAATGCCTATTGGTATGAGAGCAGAAATTATTGATGCAGATTTTGTTAACGTCAAGTTATCATCAATTGTTAAGGCTGATCTAAACGCAACAAGTAAAACACCACCAGAAATTAATGAGCTTGTTTCAGATACAATTGTAACTTTTAACACAGATAATCTTGATGAATTTGATACTGTGTTTCGTAAAAGTAAATTAATTGAAAAAATCAATGAGACAGATAGTTCAATTGTTAGTAATGAACTTGAAGTTCATATGGTTAAATCAATTAGTCCTGTTGGTAATCAAAGATTTGATAAAGTAATTAACTTTAACAATGCCCTTAAAATTGATAACCCAATTGATGAATCTATTCAAGATCAATTTGTTCCTTTCTCAACACCAGCTGTTACATCAGAAGCATTTACATTTGATGGAGTTACAGGTGCTTCAATAAGAGACGATGGTGCTGGAACACTTCATGTAACATCTTACAACAAAGATAGTAATGGTGTTTTTGACTATAAAGTTTTGAATAATAACATTGGAACAGTAAATTATGAAACAGGTGAATTGAATATATCTAATCTTACAATCAATTCTTATTCATCTGGTACATTAGCAGGCTCATTATTAATTACAGCAAATCCAAGAGATGATGATATTGCTGGAGCAAAAAATGATGTTGTTAGAATTAGAACAGATGACACAACGGTTACAATCACAGAATTGAGATTGTAAAATGCCAGAACTTAATGATATTCAAGATCCTATATCACCGTTAATCAATAATCAATATCCTGAAATATATCGGGACGATGCTGATTTATTGATTCTGTTTACTAAGGCATACTATGAATATCTTGAGCAAGATGATAAAGAGTTGCAACACAGTCGTGATCTTATCCAATATACGGATCCTGACCAAGCTGTAGATGACTTCTTAACACACTTTAAGAAAACATATTTGTATTCAATTCCAGAAGCAGCAACTGTTGATATTGCTTTTGTTGTTAAACACATAATGGATTTGTATAGATCAAAAGGATCTAAAAGAGCATTAGAATTATTTTTCAAACTTGTTTATGGTGTAAATGCTGATTTATACATTCCAAATGAGTATATATTCAGAGCCTCTGATGCTGAATATGTTGAGCCAAGATATATAGAACTCTATGATTCAAACGAGGATGCTCTCAGAGCTTACCTTGGTGATTACATAACAGGTGAGACATCTGGAGCTAAAGCATACGTACAATCAATTGTTGGCACATCAATTGCAGGTAACTTAACTAAAATTTTATTTCTCGAGCAAATTACTGGTGTATTTGTTAAGGGCGAACTTATTAGAGATTCCTCAAGCGTATATCGTTCAAGACTAAATGGTTCGTTATCAGGAGTTACTATTACTAATGGTGGTAATAATTATTCAATTGGCGATCAAATTTTAGTTAAGTCATCAGCAAACACATCCACCGAAGGAAAAATAAAAGTAACAAGTACAGTTGAAGGTACTGGTATTCCTGACATACAATTGCAAGTTGGAGGTTCTGGTTTCTCTTCAAATAATGCTTTATCCAATGTTTTAATAAGTACAACAATTTTACAAACAAATAGTGTTTCTAATACCTTTGTTAAAGCCCAGTATACTACTATTAATCAAGGTGGCATTGAAATAGAAGATGCTGGCCCAATTGTTTTAGATGCAACGGATGGATCCGGATCGGATGCTGGTAGTCAAATACGAATGGAAGTAGAAGAAGATCTTTCAGGAATATTGTTAGAAGATTATCTTGATAATACTGGCTTCTTATTGTTAGAAGATATAAATGATACTAGTTTTCTTTTGTTAGCAGAAGACAGTACATATAATAATATGGGTGCAAGGTTAGTATCTGAAGATACAGGAGACAATGTTGTTCTTGATCGTACAGATAGTTCTGGTACAGATGCTGCAAACAATATCATGTTAGAAGATTCAACAATTGTAGTTGAAAAAATAAAATTAAATGGTACAGATAGTTTGCAAACTGGTTGGAATGATTTTATTATTCTTGAACAAACAAATGCTGATGGAGCAGACGAAGGTGACTTTTTGTTAACAGAAACCAGTGAAGAACTCTCAGTGTTTGATGGACAAACTAGACCAGATGATAATTTTCAAACGTATGAAGATGTATTTTCTCCAAAAGTAACTGTTGGATTTACTTCAAGACATGACACATTCTTATCCCAAGCTAACAATACGAGTTATGTTGAAGGAATCAATTCAACCGGGTTTGTTATTGCAAATGGTCACTCAGCGTTAATAACTAACACTAATAGCTCCTCGACTAATGGAACAATATTAATTTATGAAACTTCTGGTTCATTTAGTACGGGTGTATCAAAATTACGATTCTCAGGTAACGCAGTCATAAATGCTGATTTTGATTCGTTTACAAACAATTATATAACAGGTACATTTATTGGCTTCAATGGAAACAGTATGGGTGTTATTGACGATTCTCATGCTAATGGAAACACAAGTGTAGCATGGCCAGCTGATCAACAAGGATTTGTATTAGGAAAAATATCTAATACCTATGCAAGAATTGTTGGTAACAGGTCTGGTAACAATACAATAGTATCAATCAATGCTGTCGGTAATACTGTATCGACGAACGTATATACTGATTATATTGGATCTAAGAATTCAGGCAATGTTGTTTTTGCAGATATTGTAATTGATGGCACATCTAGTAATGTAACAAATAAAGGATATGGATTTTCAAAAAGTACTTCTGCTAATGTTGATAGTGTTATAGACAAAGCATTAGCATTTGCTGCAGATGAATTACTTGGTGAAGTTGTAACCTTAACAATTTCTAGCACTGGTAATACATATACAGGTGATCCTGTTATAACAATTCAAAACAAATATATTGAGGGTTATAATCAAACAAACAAATTGTTGAACTTCACTAATAGAGCAGGCACTACTATTACAACCGATGATATGATGAGACAAGAAATACCTAGAGATGTTAAAGAGCTAGCCTTTTCAAATGGTGACATTATATTAGACCGAACAGATAGTGATGGTTCTGACATTGGTGATAATATAATTCTAGATGGCACAGATAGTAACAGATCAAATGAATTTCATAACTTGATACTTGAAGATGCTATATCAATTGGCTCATTCCAAGTTGGCGAAGGTATTGTACAGGTTGTAAACTCAACAGTCAACAATTATGCACAGGTTAGAGAAGCTAACACAACATTTTTAAAGTTGGGTGGCTTAGTAAGAAAAACCCAAGGTAATAATGTTTACGTTACAAACAGTACATACTCATTTTCAACCAACACAATAACTGGATTAATAAGCAGTGCAACTGCAAATGGAGCGTTAGCAACAACATATGATACATCTGAAAATACAGTTGCTGTTGGTAAGGTTGTGTCAGTAAATAATGAAGGAGGTACAATGAATGTTACATTACATACTCCTGGTGTGCAACTTGTTACTTCAACAAATGATGTTAATCCTCATTTGAGATTAGATAGTCTCCAACTAAGTCAAACGGATAGTAGCGGTACAGATGCAGGAGATCAAATTGTTCTTGAAGAAGGAACAACTAATCCTACAAGTTATCTTAAATTAGAATCTGTGGCACCATCAAGACTTCAAACCAACAACAACAGTAAATCTGTTCATATAACAACATTGACTGATAGAGCTATTAGAAGTGGCTATTTCAGAGCTCTTAGAACAGGTTTAAATGCACGAGTTGATTCTAATGTATCTTTTGGAACTGGAATCATTGATACGGTTGATATAGTTCATTCTGGTTTAAGTTTTAATGATGGCGAGCCTTTGGTCTTTAAAGTGGGTTCAAATACTCAATTAATAGATGGTACGGCAGTAGCAAATGGTACAGGGATAGGTGTACCATATTGGAGAAAGTCTAATGGTTTCCTTAGTGATGAATACCATTTGCATGATAATGACTTTTATCAAACATTCTCTTATCAAGTATTGTCTGAGTTTGAGCTAAATAAGTATGAGAAACTTCTCAAAGAAGTTATTCATACATCTGGTTATAAATTATTTGGTAAAGCAGTGATTGATTCGTTTAGTAATACGTCCATTTCAGCAGCTAATACAAGTGTAAGTCAGGCATAGGATATGACAGAAAGAATCTATAAAGAATTTAATGTACACAGTGCTCGACAGCTAGTTGAGTCAGTAACAGAAGCTGCTAACACTATGTATTATGTGTTTAGCACAAAACATAGAGATTTTAGTGGATCTACAACACCAACACCAAGTGCTTCTATTACAAATTCTGTGTATCAATCATATGATGAAATGATATTTGGTAAATTGTTAACATCTAATGATATATCAATTGCTATTGAAAATAAGTCGTGGGCTAATGGTACAACCTATTATCCATATGATGATCAAGACACAACCATGTTAGATAAAGATTATTATGCTGTTACAAGCGAGGGAACAGACTATCATGTGTGGAAAGTTATTGACAACAATGGTAACACTGCTTCTAATTCACAACCCTTGTATTCAGATGTATCATCTTCGTTAGAATCATTGTATATTAAGTCTGCTACTGATGGTTATCAATGGAGATTTATGTATACAATACCACAATCTAAGTACACAAAGTTTAATGCAAACAATTATATACCTGTTGTTGATCATGCAAACGCATCAGGAAATGCAATCAATGGTGCACTTGATGCTTTTGTTGTAACAAATAGTGGAAATAATTATAATGAGTTTGCAAACGGTTCAGTTGTAACTGGTACAAATAGCACTGTATTTACTGTAAATTCAACATCTTTCACACTAAACTCTGCAAATGATTTCTATAACAATTGTTCAATATATTTCACAAGCGGCTTAAACATTCAAGGTACTTATAGAAAAATAACTGATTGGGATGCAACGTCAAACACAATTACCGTTGGAACAGCCATATCAAATACTTCAAACACAGATCAAGAAGTAACTCCAGATAGTACTTGTGGGTTTGAGATTACCCCAACGTTGACAATCAAAGGTGATGGATCAAACGCATCTGCTAGACCAATAATAAATCAATCAACAAATACAATTGCTAATGTTGAGGTTTTGAGCAGAGGTGAAGGCTATACGTATGCTAATATTACTATAGAAGCTAACAATATGGCAACAGCTAATCTCGCTGCAGCACGGGCGGTTATTGGACCGTTCGGTGGGCATGCAGCGGATCCAAAAAGTGAACTGGAAGCAAGGTACGTAATTATTAGTACAGACTTTGCTAACAATGAAGCTGATAATATTCAAACTGACAATGACTTTAGAACAGTAGGTTTATTGAAAGATCCATTTTATGCTAATGTTGAAATAACAATTGATTCTCCAACAACTAATTTTTCTGTTACAGAAACCTTGAATCATAATACAAGCGGAGGTCAAGGTGTTATCTCCTTTGCTAATTCAACAATCCTTAGATTGTCCAATGCATATGGAATGTTTAATCCGGGTGCAAATGTTACAGGGGTAACGTCTAGTGCAACCGCAAACGTTGTTAGTATGAAAGTGAATGCACAAGATACTAGATCAAATACACACTTTTTCCAACAAACAGTTAAATTTAACCATGTTATGGTTACCAGTAATAATTTTGTTGAAGATGAGAAAGTCACAGAAGCAACAACTGATGCTAATGGATTTGTATATGCTTCAAATAGTTCTGTCACTCAATTGTCAGAAGTGAGAGGAACGTTTGATGCTACAAACAACTATATAGTAACAGGTGGAACGTCTTCAGAAACTGCTAGATTCTCTAACACCATTCAACCAGATTTGGTCAGAGGATCAGGTGAAGTTCTGTTATTGAAAAACGTAGAAGCGATATCGAGATCGAACACAAATACTGAAACAATAAAACTAGTAATAAAATTCTAAAGGGATAGTTCCGGAATGGCCAATGATACATCAAATATAGATACGAATCTTAATGTAAGTCCTTATTTTGACGACTATCAATCTAATACGAACTATCATCGTATTTTGTTTAAACCTTCTGTTCCTGTACAGGCAAGAGAGCTAACATCGTTGCAATCAATGTTGCAGCAACAGGTTTCTAAGTTTGGTGATAATATATTACAAGAAGGCACAATTGTTTCAGGTTGTTCTATTCGCTCTATAAAAACACAATATGTTAAAGTTCTCGATACTCATGGTGGTGCAAATACTAGTACGTTTACAATTAGTGAATACGGAAACGGTTATCTTAATGATCCAACAACTAACTTGGTCATGTCTATTACAAGTACTGTTGCAGGATTTGAAATTAACAATCCAGATTTAAATGCATTCTTCGGGGTGTATATGAACACTGGTAACACTGTTGCTGCTAATGGAGATACAATAGATCAACACAAATTTGATAGTGGTTCCCAAGTTGATTATTATCCTTCAAATGGACAAATATCTAGTACCTTTACAATAAACTCCGGAGGAACACTGTACACAAATGGTGATCCATTAATCTTTACATCTACAAGAGGAGCAAATGCTCAAGCTACTGTTAACACAGATAGTGATGGTGTAATAACTAGTATTAATCTAACAAACTCTGGTGTTGAATATCAATTGGATGATGTACCTGTTATTACAATCTCTACTTCAACTGGTAGTGGTGCTAACGTTGTTGCAGCAATTAACAGTACAGCCCACTTTACCATTGCAGGTAAATCATTTAACACATTAACAGGAAATGGACACTACTTAGCATTTGGTACAGGTCAACCAGACGTTATGGTTTCAGCTGAAGAATATTTAGCTAATACTGATAAGTATCCAGATGCTGTACCAGCTACAACAGCATATAATCGTGTTAGAGGTCATACAGAAAGATTGCATGTTGCTGCTGGTATAATTTACAAAAAAGGACATTTTATTGACGTCGAAGCTCAGTCCATCAACGTTGATGGATTTAATGTCGCACCAAACAATATGGCAGTAGGTTTTATTGTCGAGGAATCAATTGTTAATAGTTCAATTGACTCAACATTATTAGATAATGCTGCTGGATTCAATAATGAAAATGCTCCTGGAGCAGATAGACTTAAACTAGTACCTAAGTTGGCTTCTAAAAGTAAAGATGATCTTACAACTGCTAATGACTTCTTTGCAGTTGCTTTTTATGAAGATGGTCAAATCAATCGAACTCGTACTGATACTCAGTTTGATTCTATTGGTGCAGAAATGGCTAAACGAACTGCTGAGGAAAGTGGTGATTATGTTGTTAAACCATTTCCAATTAAAGTTCTTGATGATACAGCCAATACTGATTTTGATCAAGTAGTTGTTGGCGCCGGTAAAGGTTATGTTGAAGGATTTAGAATTGAAACTCTAAACAATTCGTTTATTCCAATTAGAAAAGGTATTGATACAGCAAATATTGACACTGCTGTAATATCTCAAGATTTTGGTAACTATGTGGATGTAAATGAATTAGTAGGAACATTTGATTTTAATACTGGTGTTGAAGTGTTTTTAATGGACACAGCTGGTGATCGAATCTCAGAATGCCCAGCAGGAACAGATCCAACTGTTCCAACCACAAACACTGCTACCACTGTTGCAGCAACATCTCCAGCATATGATAAGGCTATGGGTGGATTTGTAGTCATGGAACGTAGTGATGAATTTGGAGCTGATGCTGGCGATAACATTATAATTGAAGATGCTGGTACAGATGGTGCTGGTTTAAACAGAGCCAACAATATAATCTTAGACGGTACAGCAGGGTCTGCAGAAATTATTGGTAAAGCAAGACTAAGAGGTTGGCGACACGATCAAGGTACACATGGGCAAGCTGCATGTAAATACAAAATATATTTGTTCGATGTTAAGATGAATCAAGGTAAGCAATTTAATGATGTAAGAGCTGTATCTTATTTTTCTGGTTCTAATGCTGGCGTTGGTTTTGCAGACATTGTATTAGATGAAAATGGTAGAGCTATTCTTAAAGAAACCAAGAAACGTAATATGTTATCGAGACTTGGTCATAAAGGAATTAAAACTCTTAATCATAAAGAAGATGATGTAGCTCAATATTCGTACAGTACAATTGCTTCTGTTGAAGCTAATACAACTGGATTTGCAACAATTACACTCACTGGTAACCAAGTATTTAATTATACTGGTGGGAGTACATTATCAGATACTGACGAAAATGATTTCATTATTGTTGCTAATAATAACCAAGCACAAACTGTTGCTTTAACTGGTACTGTTTCAGTAACTGCGGGCCAGAGCAATGTTACCGGCAGCAGCACAACATTCTTAAACGATTATCAAGTTGGCGATACTATTGTAGTTGGTAGTGCTAGTTCCACAGTTCCAGCTAATTCCACTCAGATTATTACTGGTATTACTAATTCAACACTTCTAGAAGTGAAAGAAGACTTTGGTACTTCTCTAAGTGCTAACACCCATGCTCGTAAGTTCCCAACAGATAGAGCAATATCACTTACAGGAAATGCCCAATCTAATATTGTTGTTAGTTCTGATCAAAAGTCGGTAACAATTAATATGTCTCGAGGCAAAGAGATGAATGCTGCTTTGCCACTTAATGTCAAATATGTTGTAACAAGAAGACAATCACAACAGAAGAACAAAGTATTATCTGCTAATGTTTATATAAAGATTGATTGTAGTAACAATGATGCAAACTCAGTTGGTCCTTGGTGTCTTGGTTCACCTGATGTACATAAGATACAAGCAGTGTTTGTTGCTCATGGTAACAGTACAGTGGCAGGAAGTTTCACGGATATTGAAACTGCATCTAATACCTCTGCTGGTGTTCGTACAAATGGATTTAGTCTTGAAAGAGGTGGTCAAGATGCATTCTACAATCTTTCAAAGCTAAGATTAAAAACAACCGATACAACAACAATACATGCAAATGGTGCTTCTGCTGATCTAGGAACAGTTACAGCAAATACAAAAATTCTTGTAAAGATGCAACACTTCTATGTAAGTGGTTCTTCAGATAGTGGTTATTATTCGGTTGATAGTTATCCTGTTGATGACACTACAGCGACGCTACCCAATGATAAAATTAGAACCGAAGATATACCTCGGTACATATCTAAGTTAGATGGTGAAGGATTTGATTTAAGAAACTGTATTGACTTTAGACCTTACGCTGCAAATACTGCTAACAATGGTAGTGGAACAGGAAGTGCTCTTGCTGACACAGCAGCTAAGGCAACAACTAATCCAGGTACAACAGTATCATTTAGTGGTGAACAATATTGGGCTGCTATTGGCAAAAACATGATAGCAGATTACCAAGTTTATTTACCAAGAGTAGATAGAGTTGTTCTTAATAAAGAAGGTCATATTCGAGTTGTTCCTGGTGAACCAGATTTCAATCCAGTTGGTCCTTCTAAACAACACGGTGGTATGTCACTTGGTACGGTTATTGTTCCTCAGTTCCCATCATTGCCACCTAAAGAAGCTATGGAAGCTGGCCGACCAGATAATACATACCAAGTTTCATTGAAGCAGCCTCGTGGTTATACAATGAAGGATATTGGTCAAATTAAAAATGAAGTTCGTAAACTTCAATATTACAGCTCATTAAGTCTTCTTGAAAAGAATACTATGGACCTAAATGTACCTTCATCATCCAACGTTGCTTTGAATAGATTCAAAAATGGTATTCTAGTTGACAACTTTGCAGATAGATCAATTGCTGCAGTTAACGATAGAGAGTTCAAAGCTAGCTTTGAAATGCCTCGTAAAATTGTTACAACAAAAGTCGTAAAAAATAAAGTTGATGTGACCCCAGTTGATGGTTCATTTGCCAATACACAAATGACAGATCCGGATGGATCAGGCGAAGGGTTAATTACAATACAATATGAAACACAAAGTGTGGTTGATCAACAATCTGCTACAAGAACAAGAAACCTATCTGGTTCAGACTTTTCATATTGTGGTCGTGTACAATTGTATCCTGACTATGATAACTTTATGGATGTCAATACTAACCTTGATAAGCCTCCTATTGAGCTCGATCTTTCTGCAGGTACAGAAAGTTTAATGAATGCTATTAGTGATCTTCCTGGTATTTTGGATGCTCAAGAAGAAGTAGTTTCAGATATTACAGAAGTTGAGCATGTTGGTACTTCAGTTCACGATAAAACATTGAATGTTGTAGGTGAGCGTACAAGTGGAGGTACAAACGTTGTTGAATATAAAGAAGAAGAAACTGTTCAACACTATAACAATATTCGTACTCAAGTAATTGAAAAAAGTCAGAATCAGTTCACACCTCAGGAAACAACAAATACAATCAAGGTTGGTGAATTTGTTACGGATGTAAGATTTGATATGTATGTTCGTGAGCAAATAATTAGATTCCATGTTTGGGGTTTGAAACCAAGTACTCGACATTACTTTACGTTTAACAAAGATGATATTGATGGCTTTGTAAGACCTATGTCGGTAGAAGATGGTGACTCAGTTGTTGATTCTAATTTTAGAGAGGCTGGTGCATTAGGTGACCCAGTGCTCTCCAATGAAGCTGGTGAATTGTATGGTGAGTTTCATTTACCTGCTAGAACATTCTTTGTTGGTCAGAATGATTTAGGTATTACTGATCAGCCTGCTATAGCTGCAAGATTCTCATCTGCTAACTATGGCTCTCATGCTGTTGGTCAATTTAATGCTTTTAACCATGGTGTTGATAAAGAATCAGTTGATCTTACAACTAAGAAAGTTGAGTATTATAGAGACAGGGTTGTAACTGGTTCAACAGCTACTGTTTCAGAAACGCCTTCTCAGGCATCCTCATATCGACATTACAATCAGACGGTTGACTTTATTGCTGATCCTCCTCCGGTTGTTCATATTGTTCAAAGTTATGCAAGCTCATCAGAAGCAATCGATGGTGATTGCTTTACAAAAGACACTCCAATTCTTATGGCTGATGGTACTACAAAGGATATTACCGAGGTTGAAGTTGGTGATTTTGTTGCAGGCGCAGGTGGAGCTTCAAACGAAGTATTGGATGTTATAAAAAGAACACCAGATATTCCATACTTATATGGTTTCAATGATCTTGATCCTTTTGTTACAGCTTATCATCCAATCTTTACAAAAGAAGGTTGGGCATGTTTTGAGCCAGAGAAGTTCAAAGAGCATAGACCCAACACTTATCAAGAAATTGTTAATGATAATGGTGGTAATGATCTAGTAAAAATAAAAGTAGGCTCCAAGATTCTTAAAAACTTCATAACAGAATCTGGATCTGCATTTATTGGTGACAAACACAAAGAAGACAACTGGGAAGTAATTGAAAGTATTGAAACTGTAGAGTGTGATCCAGAATTACCTGTTTATAACCTAACTGTAAGTGGTGATAGAACCTTTACAGCTCATGATACAGTTGTGCACAACAAAGGTGATTCTGATTGCTTTGTAGCAGCAGCTCCTGTGTTAATGGCAGATGGTACAACAAAACCAATAATTGAAATACAAATAGGTGATAAAGTTAAAGGTAAGGATGGCGCTATAAACAGAGTTACAGCTACTCATATAAAACAACCTGACCTACCATTTTTATATAGCATAAATGGTCACATGCCTTTTGTTACGGCATATCATCCAATTCTTACAAAAGAAGGTTGGGGTTGCTTTGAACCTGAAAAGTTCAAAGAACACAGGCCAGAAGCATATCAATCTATTGTTGATGATAACGATGGTAATGAATTAATTAAACTTGAAGTGGATAGAAAAATACAACATGCTGAAGGACATTGGGAAAGGATTGAAACACTAGAAGTTGTTGACTGTGATCCTGACATGGATGTTTATAATCTAACAGTAGATAACGATAGAACATTTACAGTATTCAACTATATTGTACACAATAAGGATGATCCTATTGCTCAGACGTTCTTAGTAAAATCTGGTCAAGGTGTTGGAGGTTACTTTGTTACAAGCATGGATGTATTCTTTAATACCAAAGATTCTAAAAAAGGTATTACGATGCAGTTGAGAAAAACAGAAGGTGGTAAACCTCAAGCATTTACCTTACCTTATGGTACTGTACATCTAAATCCTGATCAAGTTAATGTTAGTAGTGATGGAACAGTTGCTACTAGGTTCACTTTCAAGGCGCCAATTTTCTTAAAGAATGGTGAGTCATATGCTGTTGTTCTTCACCCTGATGGAAACAATCCTAACTATAATGCATTTGTTCGTACACTTGGTCAACCTGATTTGGTGACAGGAAAAGCATTGACCACTGGTGGTTTTGATGGAACAATGTTCCTCTCAACATCTGAAGGACCTGGTCAATGGGATCCTGTTCTTGACGAAACATTAAAGTTTATTCTTAACCGTGCAGACTTCCAATATAGTACTGGCACAGTTCAATATGAAAACCAACCATTAGAATTCTTTAATCTTAGTGATATTAATGGTAACTTCCAACAAGGTGAAAGAGTCTTTAAATTAGATAACAGTGCAAACATAACTGGTAATGTAGCGTTTACAACAACTAGTGAAACAGTAACTGGCACTGGTACAACATTTACACAGGATCTTGCAGTTGGTGATTTTGTTGCACTAACAAATGGTACTTCCCATGATGTAAGAAAGGTAGCAAATGTTGTAAGTAACACATCAGTGATCTTGCAAGGATTTCCTGATTTCACCGGTGTAGTAGCAAATGCTAGAATCCAAAAGACACCGTCTGGTAGAGTGTTCTTCTATGAAAACACATCAGCAAATAAAGAGATGTGGATAGATAGATCCACAGCTGCAAACTCTGACTTTGCTTTCTCCAATAACGTAACAATCATTGGTGCAGTTTCACACGCTAATGCAACAGTAACAACTGTTAAGAACGAAAAGATTTCTGGATTCCAAAATCTAATGAACCAAATATCCCCTGCTGGATCAAAGTTAACTCAATTTGTGCAAGCTAATACAGCAACAGGTACAACAGCTAATGCAGCTTTCCCAATTAATGATATTAACCATTTTGAGAAAGAAGTGTTTATTAAGAGTAAATCAAACGAAGTTATTGAAGGAACAGGTAAATCATTCAGACAAACATTTAGGTTTGAAACAACAACTAAGTGGGTATCACCTGTAATTGATGACTCTACAACATCAATACTTAAAATATCAAATATTATCAATAACGATGCCACTGATGAACACTTACCAGGTCAAGGTAGTGCAGATGCAAAATACATATCTAAAACTGTTACATTAGATGACGGTCAAGATGCAGAAGATATAAGAGTATATGTTACTGGTACTCAACCTGGTAATAGTGAAATACAAGCGTATGCTCGTATCCAACATGAGCTTGATGGTGGCAACGTAGTTGATAAACATTGGACTAAATTGCAAAGGGTTGGTGATAGTACAAAAACACAACCAGGAGCTAGAAACCAATTTGCTGAGCATGAATTTAGAATGCCAGATGCTCCAGAAACAACATTATTAACTTCAACAGGCATCACAGAATTAGGTAATACTGTTATTACAACTTCAACAGATGAATCCTCAAACATTAGTGTTGGTGATTTGTTAAAGGTTGAGCATACTGATCCATTGCTTGATTACCAAGTTGAAGTTGTTACTGCTGTGGACAGCACAACAATTACTATAGGTAATGAACTTAACTTTACAAATAGAAAGTCTATATTATCTAAAGTAACATATCCTCAAGTAGCATTTAAGGATCCTCAAAATGAGTTTATAACAACATATTTTGATGATGAGCAACGTAGATTTGAAACATACAAAGTGTTCCAAATTAAACTTGTTATGCTATCAGATGATTCAACAAGAGTACCTAGATTGAAGGATTTAAGAGCAGTTGCAATGAGTGTATAAAATGACCAGAATAATTGCAAAAACAGATAACCATTCATTTGGTCGTGATTTAGATAGTAAGGCTGTTATAAATACTGATAGAACGGCCTATCAAAATTATAAATCAAAGAGGTCAATAATGAAGCAAGAGGCAGAAAAAGCACAACAATTAGCCTCAGATGTTGAACAATTGAAGTCTGATATCAGTGAAATAAAGAATATGTTACAAAGTATAGCTAGAGGATAACATGGCAAAAACTTCATACTTAGGTGCAAATATAGCAGTATCAACAGATACTTTTAGAGAATGGGTTGAAAGAACAAATCAACTTGTATATGATCAAGGAACAATTGTTGTTCATGTTGGAGCTGTAGCATCCCCAAATTCAACTAACCACACTATTACTTCTGGTAATGGTTATGTTAATGGTACATTTTCTGCAAATACTCTAGCTGTTACTCAAACATTGAGGGGTGGTACTGTTGATACAGCTGCCACATTGAATGTTGCATCCAATGTTATGCCAACATCTAATACATCAATGGAGCTTGGTAACACCACAATGATGTGGGGAAATGGTTATTTCAAGAATGTAATTTCTGCTGGTGACATTGAAGCTAGTTATTCTTCAGATGAAAATCTTAAAACAGATCTCAAAAAGATGGAAAATGCTCTTGAAGTTATTGAAAATATAAATGGATATATGTTTAAGTGGGACACAGATGATGAAAAAAATGGGTTAACTGATTTGGGTGTTATTGCGCAAGAAGTTCAGAAAGAGTTGCCATTCTTAGTATCAACAAATGGTAATGGAAATCTAGCTGTAAAGTACCAATCACTTATTCCTCTATTGATAGAAGCCGTAAAAGAATTATCAAATAAGGTCAAAGAGTTAGAGGAGAAAGAGAATGCCGCTTAAAGTTGCAGGCGTTACAATTGTAAACTCAACCGCCAATGTGCAAACATCAACACTACCCGACACTGGAATTACTACAGGGAACTTTGGTAATACAACATTTGTTGTTACTGCAAACGTAACATCGAGAGGAATAGTTAACGCAATATCATCAGCTGAGGTATCTAAAACATCTCGAAACTTTGAAGCGTCTTCCAATAATGATTCGTCCTATGTAGTCTACGTTAGCACCGGTAGTCCAACTGGTGGTGCAAATGGAGATATCTGGTACCAGACTTTTAGTTAGGGTACTTGATAATGGCGTCGTATTCCACGAGACATTTTGTAAAGGAATATGCAGGAAACTGGCATACGTTTGATATATCATTTTCCGGCGCACGAACCCGTACGCCTCTAATTGTTTACACTACAACATACGGTGGTCATTATAATGGTTACCAAGGTGGTTATGCCACCGCCACGACTGTTAATCTAGCATGGATGCATAATTTTCTTGGCACTTATGTCAAGTCATATTCTGGTGCTGTAAACTATCAATCATTTGATTCAGCAACATATTCAAAAGAATACGCTGGTGACACAGCATTTGAAGGTGTTGATGGATATCATAAAACGTGGGTACCAACCGATCAGGACTTTACAACAACATACGATGCTGCTTACACAAAGGCATGGAGCGCTGCCTATGTTGGAAACTTTGAAAAAGATTATGTTAAAGCATACGAAAAAGTTTATACAAAAGCCTGGGCTTCTGATTGGACAACAACTTATACTAAAGCATGGGACAAGGTTTATACAGGAACGTATGAAAAAGACTATGCAAAGATATATGCTAAAGATTATAGTACAGATTATTTAAAGACATACACAAAGTTATGGACAAAGACCTATACAAAGATATGGGCTGCTGACTATCTCAAAGACTATAATGCTGTTTATGAAAGTGCTTGGACTAAAGTTTGGGCTGATGGGGATGATGACTATACAAAAGTTTATATAGGTCATTATGATAAGGATTGGATTAAGACATATTCAAAAGACTGGTCTAAGGATTATGATACAGATTATGATGCTGACTATGTTAAAACGTATACTAAAATTTGGTCAAAAGATTACGAAGTAAATTGGACTAAGGCTTATGATGGAACAGCATATACGAAAGTCTGGGATGCTGTTTATACAAAGGTGTGGACAGGAGAGTACAATAAAGACTATGCTGTAAATTGGGAGAAAGCCTATACTAAGTCATGGGAAGGTTCCACATACAATAAAGATTGGGAAGCAGATTATACAAAGGTGTGGACAAAAGCATGGACTGGTCTTCGCCATGAGCCTGAAACAATATGGGCTGGTGCTAATGTGTCAAAGAACTACACCGGTGTATATTCTGTTGAAGTTGCTTATACAACACCAGTTGTGTTCCAAGGTGCAAAGAACTATCTTGGAGGAGCGTTTGTTGGTACCTTTTCTGGTGTCACTAACTTTACAAAAACATATGATGGGTTTACAGGATTTCTAAGTTACACAAAGGATTATACCGGTGAAGCAACATTTACAAGTAACTGGACAAAAATGTATGCTGGTGAGTTTCCTTTTCATGGAGCATTCAATAGAGATTATTTAAAATCATATACTGGAACTGCACCTTATAGTAGAGCATGGCAAAAAGCATATCATGGTAAAGCTAACTATGTTCAAAACTTATTGTTTGATGCTTCTTATACATCAACATGGTCAAGAGATTGGATCAAAGAATACGCTGCTGAATATGGTGTAGATCAAAATTGGGCAGTCAACACTTGGACAAAAGCATACTCCAAAGATTGGACAAGAACGTATATTGGTGACTATACAAAAATCTACACTAAGACATATTTGTCTGGTACTGGTGAATCATTCTCCAAAGATTACTTAAAACTTTATCAAGGTGAATACGAAGCGGTATTCAGTGCCGATTACCTCAAGTCTTATGTTTCTGCTACGGCGACGAACTTCTCTGGTGTAAGTAAAGCATTTTTTACTAAAGCCTATTCAAAAGATTACACCGGTGTATATTCAAAACAATGGGCTGGTGCAGCAGAGTTTGTTTATTGGACTAAAGAGTATGGTGGAGCTGGAGCATTCCAAGGATCATATACTGGAAGTGATGAATTCTCAAGAAACTACACTAAAATATATACAGCTCCTCGAGCGTTTACAAGATCATATATTGGAAATCAAAATTGGGATGGTACAGTATATACTGCAACTTGGACAAAAAATTGGGAGAAGGATTACGCTGCATCCTGGGGTGGTTATGTAAGAGTATACACAAAAGCATATGCAGCTTCATATGATGGTTTAAGTTATACTGGAACCTATGCTGGTAGCTATGTTGCATATGATGGATCATATAGTGGTTTTGGAACGGAACAGTATACATCTTCATTTGCAACAATTGATTACCATAAAACATATACTAAAGCATACACTAAGAGTTATGATGGTCTTTTCTTTACTGGATTTGTAAGTTATTCCAAAGGGTATCAGGCAACAAGAAACTATACTAACTTCATTGCTTACAATAAAGATTACAACAGAGACTACATAGGTGCTGCTAGTTTTGAAAAAGCATACTCAGGAGACGCAGCTTATGTTACTGATGTTGATTATAGTAAAACTTACACAGGAGCCTATACATCAGAAGTTTCTTTCTCAAAAACGTATAATGTTACTGAACAGTATACATCTGTAGTAAATTACACTGGTGCAACATATGAAGGTACGTTTGAAGGGGTAGACAATTTCACTGGTATTGAATCATATCTTGGAGGAATTTCATACACTGGTATTTACCAAGGAATAACAGAAGGTGGATATAGAGCTGAAATTTATGCTAAGACATTTGACAAGGCATATACTGCTGATTATACAAAAACGTATACTAAAGCCTGGGATGCAGTATATACTAAAGTTTGGACTGGCAACTATGAAAAGATATATGCAAAGGCTTGGGATAAAGAATATCAAGGTCTTTATATTAAGACATATACTAAAACGTATACTAAAATTTGGGCTACAGATTACGATGCCATATACAATAAAGATTGGGTAAAAGCATACGCTAAAGATTGGACTGCTGTCTATACTAAAAATTACAACAAAGCCTGGATCAAAGACTATGTCGGTAACTATGACAAAATTTATGTAAAGACATATACAAAGGCTTATGATGCCGTATACAACAAAGATTGGGAAACAAACTACCAAATAACCTATACCAAAATTTGGGCAACAGATTATGATAAGATATATGAAGGCACCTTTACGGAAAACTATAACAAAGATTATGGTGCTGATTATACGAAGCTCTGGGCTAAAGCATATGCAAAGCAATGGACTGGTGTTTATACCAAAATTTGGGATGCAGCATATGATAAAGTGTATGCAAAAATATGGACTAAATCCTATGAAAAGGCTTATGATAAAATATACGAAACGGATTGGGAAAAAGCATACGCCAAAATATGGACTAAGATATGGACCAAAGCATATTCTAAAGATTACGACAAAGAGTATAGCAAAGATTGGTCTAAAGATTGGTCTAGGGATTGGAACAAAGACTACGGAAAAGATTATACTAAGATCTGGTCCAAGGCGTGGCAAGGTCCAACTCTGTATGGTGGTTTTGCAGGTAATCCACAACAAGGTTATGGTGCTAACTATACCAAAGTTTATAGCAAAGTTTGGACCAAAGCATGGACAAAACTTTATACAAAAATCTATACTAAGATATACACAAAGATTTGGGCTAAGGATTGGAACAAAGACTACGATGCAGATTATGAGAAGGATTATGTAAAGGCATACACAGCAGCATATACAAAGGTTTGGAACGTAAACTGGGATAAAGATTACGGTGCTGACTATACGAAGATTTGGACCAAAGCATGGGATAAAACCTATGAAGGTGTGTTTGATGCCACATACAATAAAGATTATGATAAAGTGTATTCAAAAATATGGACCAAGACATACACTAAAAACTATGTTGGCGCTTATACCAAAATTTGGAGTAAAGATTGGTCTACAGATTATAATGTAACTTATACAAAAATATGGGCTGCAGCCTATACAAAGATATGGAATAAAGATTATAACAAAGACTATACAAAACTTTGGTTAGGCAATTACGAAAAAGAATATGTTGCATCTTATGAAAAAGCATATACAAAGATTTGGGCAACTGATTATGAAAAGACATATGATGCAGCCTATACTAAAGTTTGGGCTAAGGATTGGTCTGTAGATTATAACAAAGACTATCTTAAAAACTATGTTGGTAACTATACAAAGGTATACAATACTGACTATACCAAAGATTGGCAGAGTGAGTGGACGACAACATATACCAAAGTTTGGGAAACAAACTATGATAAGTTGTACCAAAAGATATGGAACAAAACTTATGAAGGTCTGTTTGCTGTATTCGTAAGATACTACGTAGGTGCTAAAGACTTTACTGGTTCAACTAACTGGGTCAGAAACTATACTGGTAAAGCAGAATATACAAAGTCATGGGGTTCAACATTCATTGGTGTCTATGCAAAACTTTATGAAAGAAACTGGGCTGCTGATTGGGCAAAAACATATAGTAAAGATTGGTCAGTTGATTATACAAAAGATTGGCAAAGTGAGTGGACAAAAAACTACGATGCTGATTACAATAAAGTATATTCAAAAGATTGGTCTACAGATTGGAACCAAGACTATAGTGCTGATTATACAAAAGTATGGAGTACATCTTCTGCTGCTAATTATTCAAAGAATTGGCTTGGACCTGTATACTTTGGTGGCTTTGCTAGTGGTAGTCAGACAACAAACTATGGTAAAGTTTATTCTAAAGTTTGGACGGGTGCATATACAAAAGTCTACACAAAGATTTGGTCACGGACCTATACTAAAATATACTCTGCTGACTATACTAAGATATGGTCAAAATCATGGGAAAAGGTTTACACTGGTAACTATGATAAAGTATATACAAAGATATGGTCAGCAGATTACAATAAAGAATATCAAGCACTATATGCAAAAACATATGAGCAAAACTGGACAGGTATCTTTACAGACGGTACTGCTTATTCAAAAATATATACTGGGCAAACAAATTACGAAGGCTTTGTTAACTATACTGTTTCGTATCAAGGTCAATTCCATGGTAGCTTTGAACCATCATACACTGGTGACGCAATATTTACTCAGCGTTGGCAAGGTGCACTAAACCGTAACCAACCATTTATTGGTACAACAAGTTTCATGGGTCCATCAAGTGGACATCTTGGTGATAATATTCCAAACATTCCAAAAATGCATATTAAGCAGAATGATGATTGGAAGCAAATTAAAGAGTTGTTTGTTAAGCAAAGTGATGAGTGGAAGAGAGTCAAGTATCTAAATGTGAAACAAAATGATACTTGGAAGACAACATACGTTGGTTATGAGCCAACAGACATCTTCTTAAATCATGGTGAGCAGTTGTTATCTGATCCAGAAAAGTTCCAAGATGTTATTGTATTGAATGGTACTGATAGTTCATCTACAAATGCTGGCGACCACGTTATTCTTGAAGATGGACATCCTGATTCCGGAAGTAAGATTCTAAACGAAGATTCACCAGGTACTACATTTGGTTACAATAATGTTCTTCAAAAACCAGCAACATATTTAAACAACTTTAATCTTCGTAATTATCTAATACAACAAGGTAGAGATCCTGATTCTAATCCTCAGATTGTAAATATTTACGTTGGTGAGAAAGACGATACGACAAGATCATTTATATTTGGCTCTGCTAATTCTTCATGCTCAGCAATTGATTTGTCAATGAATTCTGTCTCTGCTACTGTTGTTGGAGATAGTATTAATGTGGACTTGAAACACCTTGTTAGAATTGTTAACTATCCTTCTGGATATATTGTTGGTAAAGGCGGTGATGGTGGTGATGCAAACACCGGTGTTAGAGGCGAATCAAATCCTGGTACAAATGGTGGTCATGCAATTAAGGCATCAGCCAACGTTGAGTTGTTTATTGAGAATTATGGAATAATTGGTGGTGGCGGTGGAGGCGGTGGTGCATCTGGTATCACAGATCCATATAGTAATGAAGCTGGTGTATTTTCAAAAACATATGTTGGTGCAACGTATCATGGTAGCCCAGATGCTAGAAGATACATTGCTTCATTTGAAAGTGACTTTACAACAGATTATACCAAGAGTTATGAAGCATCTTATACAAAAGATTATCAAAGTACTTATGATGCAGAGTTTGGTGCAACGTATGTAAAGTTATGGACAACTAATTACGACAAAGATTATGCAACAAATTACACCAAAGCATATGCTGCGGATTATACAAAAGATTGGCAAGCCACTTATTCAAAAGCATGGTCAAAAGCATACGAAGGAACATTTGATAAATTCTATACAAAGGCTTGGTCTAAAACTTACACCAAGGTTTATAGTGCAACATTTACTAAGAGTTATGTTAAAGATTGGCAAGGTGATTATACAGGATCATTCTCAGCCGATTATGAAGCAGTATATACTAAAGTCTGGAACAAATCATATGTAAAAGGTTGGGATTCACAAGCCTATGATGATGAGTTTGCTAAGGCATGGGAACAAGGTTACACTGTTGGATACTCAGCAGATTATGCAAAGGTATGGTCAAAGGATTGGACCAAAGTATTCTCTGCAGTATTCAATGCAGTTTATACAAAAGATTATGAAAGAGATTACAGTACAGATTATGTAGCAACTTGGAACAGCAGTTGGGCAAAAACATATACTGGTATATACAACAAAGATTGGACAGCTGACTACGCTAAAATTTGGCAGAAGGTATATACCAAAAATTGGGAGAAAGACTATACAAAGGTCTGGACAAAAACATATACAAAGACATGGCAAGCAGATTATGATAAAGTTTGGTCACAATCATTTGATGGAGTAGTGTATAGTACTGATTATCTAAAGAATTGGGATAAGGTATATCAAAAGGCTTGGACTGGAACATTTGAAGGTGACGAAAGTTTATATACAAGAGAATACAGCGCTAGCTTCTTAACCGACTATACAAAAGTATGGGATGCTGTATATACAAAAGCATACACTGCTGTTTACTCAAAAGATTATAATAAAACATATGAAAAAGCATATGCAGGAACATCTACTGCAAACTATTCTGTTAGCTATCTAAAGAATTATAGTGCATCATATACTAAATCATGGGTAGGTCCAACTCTATATGGTGGTTTTGCTGGTAGTCCACAACAAGGCTTTGGAGCTACTTACAATAAAGTGTGGACAAAGAGTTGGGATGTTACATATACAAAAGCGTATTCAGGTAACTTCCTCAAGGACTATGTTAAAACCTATACAAAAGATTATAGTAAAGATTGGCTAAAGACATATACCAAACAATGGACAGTAGTTTATACAGCTGACGTTGCATTATCGTATGCAAAAGTATATGCAAAGGCTTGGGACTCATCCGCTGCAAACTATACTAAGAATTGGGCTGTCGATTATCAACAGTCATTCTCGGGCGATAACTGGCTCAAGCATTATGCTGGTCCAATATTCTTTGTGGATGATGATGCTGCAACATATGTTGGTGCAGAAAATTATTACACAGCAGGTGTAGCTTATGAAGGTCCAACAGTCAACTACGGTAAAAATTATGTTGGTAATTTACAAACATTTGAAAAGGTATATGCAAAGGCTTGGGATAGTTCAGCAGCAAACTATACAAAGGCTTACATTGGTCCTGTTGAAGGAGCAAGAGCATTTGCTGGTCAAGTAGCATACACACAGTCAATTAGCTTTATCTCATCAGGTCTCAAAGTACCTTATATGATAATTGCACCATATGAAGGATCCTTCACTGGTACATATACAAGATTATACACTAAAACATATACTAAGTTGTGGAATGCTTACGCACAAGATTACACAAAAGATTATGAAGGAAGTTGGACAGGTACATATTCAAGAACATTTTATGGTCCTAGTGATGCCCATCTTGTTTTAGATGGTAGTTCAGATTCAATTGATCTTGAGGATGCAACAGGAACAGGAAGAATAGCATTAAACGGAACAGATGGTTCATCGACAGATGCTGGTGATTCCATAATGACAGAAGATGGTGTAACTGATCAAAACGACAATGTAATTTTAGAAGATTCATTAGACAATGGTAAGATTCTAATGACGGATACATCCGACTTCACTGGTGATACTGGAGTTGTAACAAACTTCAACAAAGCATTCTTAGGTCAATACTCAGGTGCTGTTGGTAACGTACCTCAATATGATAGAGCTTATGCTCAATCTAACTCACAATTTGCTGGAACATTTGGAGGTTACTCTGGCACTGTTTCAGAAAACGATCTTATTAATCGTAGCATTGTTCTTGAAGATGGTGGTGGATATGGTAAAGGTAATATTATCTTAGATGGTACAGACTCTTCAGGTAGCAACGCTGGTTCTGAATTAGCTCTTGAAAATAGCTTAGCTGATCTTCCAGTAAGGATGGAATACTTTACAAAAGAATGGCAAGGAACATATACTGGTTCATTTGCAGCTGCATATGATAAGACATGGAGTGGTCCTCGTACATATGATTCCGATTATGCTGGTGCAAGTGCAAGCTACACTAAAGCATTTTCTGGTAAGAATTATGAAAAAGAATATGTTGGAACATATCAAGATGCGTTGTCATATACTCAACAATGGGGCGGTTTCTTTACAAAAGCCTTTGAAGGAGGAACATTCACAAGAGAATCGGTTGTAACATACAATCCAAGTTACATTGCAACATACGAAGGTTCATTTGTGAACGAGTGGTCTGGATATAGTAAGACATATGAAAAAGTGTGGGTTGGTGATTATTCAAAAGATTATACTAAGGCATGGACTAAGACATGGGAAAGTGCAACCGGTGCATACTTAGGAGATACTTATACAAAAGTTTACACAGCCACATATACAAAAGCGTGGTCTAAAGATTATGAAGCAGACTTCTCTGGTGACTATAATGGCTCAAGCAAAGTCAATTACGAGAAAACATATACTTCTTCATACGATAAAGACTATGTAGGAACATACGAAAAGGCTTATTTGTCTACCTTTGATGCTGATTATGTTAAAACATATACTAAGCATTGGGAAGCATCATTTGAAGCTGATTCGGGTGATTACACCGGACTGTTTGCTGCAGACTACACCAAGACATATACAAAGTCTTGGGATGGCATTGCATACATTAAAGCATACGATGGTGCAACATACACTAAGACATATGATGGTACAGAATATACAAAAGCGTATCAAGGTATCAAAGGATACACAGGAACCTTTACTGCTGGTACATTTAGTACAAACTGGGCTAAGTCTTGGGAAGTGCAGTATGAAAAGACTTATGAAGGTACGTTTGATATAACATATGGTGCTGAATTCAATCGTGTATATGTTGGTGCAACAGGAAGCTATACTAAATCATTCACTGGTGGATGGACCAAAACATACACAGGAGTGTATACAAAATCCTATCAGAAGATTTGGTTTAAAGTATACTCAGCTGATTATGTTTTGGATTATTCTGGTGTGTATCGCAAAGACTTTGAGAAAACTTATACTGGAACTTACTCAGGTACGTTCAGTAAAGACTACCTAGCAGATTATAACAAGGACTGGTCTAAGGACTATGTAGCCCACTTCTCACGAGGATATGACAGCTATTACACGGCAGTTTACACAAAAGTCTATCAAGGAGATTATGCAGCTACATACATTACAGGTTGGGTTGGTCCTCAGACATATTCAAAGAACTTTAGTGCATCATGGCAGAAAGACTTTAGAGCTGAATTTGAAAGTTCATATTCTCAGACATCTGCTATCAATTTTGGTGGTGACTTTGAAGGTGCATTTGCTGGTACATGGGAAAGAGCATATGGTGAAACATACTCAGCTGAATATGAAGTTGAATACAATGCAACATACAACAAAGTATGGGAAAAGAACTATACAGGTAATTATATTGCTGAATATGCTAAAGAGTATCAAATAGGTGGTGGAGTATTTGGAGGATTCCAATCAGTATGGACAGCTACATCATTTGCTAAACCTTATACTGGTACGTTTGGACTTTATGGTGGATCATATACTAAGAATTGGGAAGCACCAGGTACAACATATACTGCTGGAGAAAGTGGTACTGATTATGTAAGTAATGCCTATTCATCAACATATGCTGCAACAGCTTCATACTCCCAATCATACTTAGCCTTGTATGTTAAACTTTGGGGTGCTGATTATACTACAACATACAATAAAACATATACAAAGATTTGGTCAAAGGACTACACAACTGTATATACTAAGATTTGGGAAAAGGTATACCAACAAGACTTTACAAAGGTATGGCAAGGTAGCTATACAGGAACATACACCAAAGATTATACTAAGATATGGACAAAGTCATACACAGGAGCATATACAAAGAATTGGCTTGGTCCTGTTTATTATGGTGGTTTTGCAAGTGGTAGTGACACTACCAACTATGATAAAGTGTACACTGGCGTCTTTACTCAAAACTATACAAAAATCTATTCAAGATCATATGATGGTGAAACATACATTGGTGACTATACAAAAGTATACTCGAGAACGTATGCAAGAGAATATGATGCAGATTATACTAAGGTGTGGTCAAAAGATTATTCTGTTGATTATGTAAAAGCCTTTACTAAAGTTTGGTCAAAGACGTGGCAAGCTGATTATGTGAAAGATTGGGTTGAAGAGTCATACCAAAGAGATACTGGTGTATCATATACGGGTACAGCGTTTACTTCAGGTGTTGCTGGTTCAGGTGGAGCAGGATTCATCTTTGGTGTAGAAGGTACAACAGAATCTCCAGATGCTCATCTTTTAACGTTGCCTAAGTCTGGTACTTTGTTGTATGGTGGAGATAATGGAACTCCTGACCTACAGTATGGTCATTCAAGAATTAGAGGTGGTAAAGGAGGAAACTTGGGCGAAGCTGGAACAGGTGGTGGTGAGCGACTACTTAACAAATCAAGATTTGCACAATGTGGTGATGGTGGTTTGCCAGGTGCTGCAATTGATCAATTTGATTACAATAGAGTTACATTTATTCATCAAGGTAACATCTTAGGTGATCCGCAATTCAAATTTGTTGGTGAGCCTTACTATCTTCATCCTGTCAATGCACCATCTGAATACTATAAAGATTATGCTGGTTCCTATGTCAATGCTGCCGGAACATCATATACTGGCGCTAATTATACAGAAACGTATATTCAAACAGCTATAGAACCTTATGATAGACATTATCATGGTCTTTCATATAGCGATGATTATGTCAAGGCATGGGATTCCTCAGCAGCTACATATACTAAGGCATGGGCTGCTGCAACAACAACAGGATATGCAGGAGCACCTAACTACGGTTAATGATTAGGAGTACAATATGGCTTTAGATCCATCCAAACATGGATTTAAAATTGAAGAAGTAGGGTCAGAAGCAGAGTTAGCAAACAAGTCAATTGATGTTCGTGTTCCAGAATTTCAAGATGATTTTGACCTAGATAAACACGAGAAGGAGGGTTGGAAAGTTCCTCACGATAAAGATAGTGTTGAAGATGCTATCAAAAAAGATCGTATGGATACTAATCGTGAAGATAGACTTGGACTTATACGAAAGTCCAACGTACTAAATACTATATGGAGTCGTAATTTTATAATATCTAATAGGAGTGAAACAGTGGCAGAACCCGCATGGCCTTTCGCACAAGGCGAACCAATATATGCTTTCTATGCTAATGATGCTAGAACAGTACTTACATTTTTTCTAAGACAACCAGATGATTCAGTAGAGTCTCATACAATTGATAAGGCTCCTACTCATGAAGCTGCTTGGCATCATTTAAGAAAAATTTTCAATCAGGACGATCTCGATAGAAACACTAAACGTGAGATTGATAAGATTAATGCTGGCCGTGAACAAGAAGAGGCCAGGATGAAAGAAGAAAGTGACAAACTCAAGCAAGAGAGATTATTTCAACTTAAAGTTGATGCTTTTGAAATGGATGTTGTCAATGATTCTGAAAATAGAGACTTGAAATCTATGATTAGAAAAGCAAAGTCTGAGCTAGAGGTCTTTGGTGCAATTGGAGCTCTTTATGCTCTGCACTATACACCTAGCAGTGAACCAGAAGTTAAAGACGAGCCGGTTGAAAATGTCGCAGCAGAATAATGGTTTTATTTATATTGGATCTTTAACAAAGCCTTATTATGACGCTGCAGTTATGTCTGCAGAATCAGTTAAGGACTATTGGCCAGAAGCAAAGATCACATTGTTTACTCACGAACCATGGGTAAATGAAAAACGAGATAGTAAAATCTTTGATAAAATTATTACTAAGATTCCAGCACACTGTCGAGCAAAGTTATGGGCACTAGATCAGACTCCATATGATAAAACTGCCTATATGGATGCTGATACCTATTGCGAACATGAAGATGTAAAGTATATTTTTGACGAGCTACCAGATGATTATGATATGGTAATGACTGAAAACAGACCATACAATGCTAAGGTTGTTTACTTTACAAAAGAAAAAGAATTACGACATTATAAAGACGAAGACAAAAAATTAATTTGGGAAGGAGGAGATCCTGAGGGTGAGCCAAGATATGTTGTTCACTCGTGGGAACCTAAAGCTAACAATGGCGTCTATAGAATGAGATGGCATTGTGGTATGTTTATATATAATAATAAGCCCCACACACTAGAAATGTTACATAACTGGTATTTAAATTATAAAGAACAAATAGTAAGTAAAAAGAACTGGAGAGAAAAATTTGAACATCCAAGTTCATTGTGGTTTTGGGATACGTATGCTTTTTGGAGAACTAATTTTTACAAAAATTATGAAGTTAAGATCAAAGAGATTCACCCAAAATGGAATTTTGTAAAAGGCTATAGGGATTGGGAATTAGAAGGAACAACAAAGGTGTTCCACCACTATACAATTCCTGGTAAACCTCAAGACGAAGGATTAATTGATGACCCCAATATATCAAATACAGTCGGAAATTTTGAAGTACTTAGATGAGTGGAAAGACTTTGTTTGGGATTTAGACTTAGAAAATACGTTTGGTCCTGAACCAGACAAACCTTATAGAGCAAGGGGTGGAAAGTTCTTTAAGGAAAACAGAGCAGAGTATGCTTGCTCAACAGAATGTTTAATGTCACTGAAACACATGGAACAAGATGGATATCCTCCTGATTCATATGGTTTAGATTTGAATCAATGCTCTCGGTGGCTAAAGGAAGGTGACATTGAAGAAAGATACGCTAGACCTATTATTGATAAGTCTAATTGGCTTGACGACAACCTTGGTAACTATCTTGGTTATCGCTTTTGTGCTTTAAAGATTTGGTATCCTAAAGATGGTTATATCTCTTGGCATACAAACTGGAACGTACCAAGTTTCAATATCTTATTCACATACAATGAACCAGGTAAAGACTTGGGCTATTGGAGACATATCAATCCTCAAGGTTCCACTTCACCAGCTCCTAACTTAGGTGAAAATGAAGAAGGTTTGGTTCATATTCCTGACAGGCCTGGTTGGACTTGTAAGGTTGGTTACTATGGCCGTAAGTCAGAACATGAAAAGATTGTTTGGCATTCTGCGTTTTCTAACAGCCCAAGAATGACTTTAGGATATGTTATCTTTGAAGAGAAACTTTGGCAGAATACTTGTGAGGAAATTGCTGGTGAATCATTAGTATGGCCTCTTGCACCATATGATCCTAATAGTGATGAGTATTATAGTCGTTAAACAAAACGAGAGTTAAATCTACCATATTGTTTATGTGCTTTTTTAATTACATTTTGTATAACTTGAAATAAAAGTATGTGATGTTCTTTGGTTACACTATCATGTAAATCAATTGTATCAATTCTATAATTTGTTATTGCATACATAAGGTACCACAAATCATCAATAGATCTGAATAACAGTGGATCAAGACCATTGTATTCAATAGCTCTTTGATACCCTTCCCATCTATTCTTTTCACTCAATGCATCATAAAGTTCTTTGATTACAGGCTCTATTTTTACCCACTCTGAGTCTTTATCAGAAGAGTATAGTTGGGTTAATAGCTGCTGACTATAGAGAAGTATTATAAATCCATATACTTGGTTGTCTACATGTAGTTTCATTTTCCAATTACCATAAATCTTGTTGAACCATACATTCTAGTGTCACCTTTATAGAGTACATCTTTTAAATCAGCTTGGTGAATAAGTTCTTCAGGACTATCAACACAATTAATGTGTAACCATTTTACATTTTTATTATCGTTGCTTTGCAAAGCAAATAACCTACCTCTATATTGATTAACCATATCAGCCATATCATACATATGTTCACATGAACAGTTAATAATAGTATCACCTTTAAACTCTACATCATCAAATATAACATCCTTACAATTTACTGTTACGTTTGGATAGTCATCCTTGTATATATGTTTAGCTATATCCATTGCATATTCATCAACATCATAAAGATCAATAGGTATATTACCAAACTTTCTTACTAGCATAGGGACAATGACAATTCCGTACCAACTAGCAAGTATTGATATATGCTTGACATCAAATACCCCAAGCTCATCTGTTAACCACCTCTTACTTAATACTTGTGTATCAAAAATACATTCTGCGTAATCTTTAAACTTATAGACATGATCACTATGAACTTTCTCAAGACCTTTACGGAACAATCTATAAATTTCATCTAAGCTAGGATGATCCATTCCACAGCTCCTTCAATATATCATATCTGTTTTCACAATCATCAAATACACATATAGCATGATCACTGCGAAGTTTGTTTTGTTCAACATCATTTGGAAACTGTGAACCAAACTTATAAGAATATACTATTCCTGGATCAAAGAAATCAAGTTCATGTCTTCTATAAAACCAAGAATCTAATCCATAAAAAGACTTGTATAATTTTTCTTTGTTATCATACCAATCACGATACTGTTTTTCAAAGTTATTATCAAACAATCTCATTACAGATGAATTAATGTTACAGTAATGAATCTTCATAGCCATATCATCACTAAACCATGCTGTCTTTAATATTTGTCCTTTAAGGTTTAAACCGTGTATACCTTTGTGCATATATGTATCAAGATCCAAATATAATGCATTATGCTCATGTGCTGGATTTAAAAGCATCACCTTATTCCACCACATTCTATCATTGTATAAAGGTGTGATTCCTCTAACTGTTATGTTGCCGTTCAGGTCTAATGGATCATCCGTATAACATATAAAATCTCCAACAGGCATTAAGTTATCAACACGCTTGAACATTTCGTTTACATATTCAGGACCATATGCTTCTCCAACTTTTAAACACACAATATCTAATGTCATAGATATGACTTCCATATATCTGCAACCCACCCTTCGTTTATATCAAGTGGATCTGGTTCTGTATCCTCCATAAAGATACAAGCTGAATATTCTGGTCTATACTTATACTTTGCTTCATGACTTAAACTAAAATTATCTGGATAATCTCCACCTCTGTTAAATGAATATACAGTTTGTTTAGGATATGTGTTCATTTTATGGCGCCACACTCTCCATAAGTATGCATCAGAACTATACAACGATCCTTTTATCTTTTTGTAATTAGTTGTAAAGTGTTCCCATATCTCGTTTGTAATTGGTTGAGTATTATCAACATATATTAAACTTGCATTGAATAGCATTGTTAGAAAATAGTTACCACCATGCATACCAACTTGCCATGGAGGCATCCAATTACATTCAATGATTGCTGGAGTAGGTGTATCAACTATTCTATCCATTGGACCATGGAAAAGATTATCAAGGTCAGAGAATAGTATCTTACCTTCAATACCACATAGCTGTGGTGCAAACAATGACATCTTAATTCCATCCCAAAAGAACCACTTGTCATTGTTTATAATATCATCCCACAACCACTTCTCAGTTGTTTCAACTATTCTTATGTCAGAATCAAGACCAGTGCCATCATCTGTCATACAAACTGATTCAAATTCACATGGCATCCATTTCTTAGCCATTCTATGAATTAGATTAGGATATTCAGGAGGAAACTTAGTTCCCCATTTAATTGTCATCAAGTGCATAGGCATCTAACAACTTATGAAGCTCGTTAACTTGTTCTATCAATTCTTTAATGCGAATGTTAGCATTAGTTAGTTGCCCTTGTAGTTCATGTACATTATGCTTTAGTATATTTGTACGTGTTAGTCCATCTGCCATTAATGGCATATCACGAAGAGCCATAACTGTTTCCTTTCACTTGTTGAATCATCTTCTTAGTTTCATGACCTGGTTGTCTAGTTGCTTCCATTTCTGACATTCGTTTACCTTCACCATTAAGTAATCTAAAAGAATAATCATTTCTTCTTTTAAACATTTCCTTATCTTTTGGAAAAAATTCTGATCCTTCCTCAGCTCCAAAGAACCATGAGTATGCCCATCCTCGTGGTAAACAATTGATTATATCTTTATGATATCGATACATATATTCATCATTTCCTCTAAATTGAAGCATATGTCTTTCACAATCAAACATAAAATCCTCTGTAATATAATCTAAGTCCTGACCATGCCACATCATAATTGAAGAGTTGATAAGTGTTGCATATCTGAATGTAGGATCATATCCAGATTGAGGATAGGCCATCTTCTCCCAATCAATTGGTTTCCAATAGCAATATAACATCGTTAGTTTATCTTGTACTGCATAATCAACAAGAAGATCAATGTTTCGTTGGATTGTCGTATCCAGATCAAGATATATATTTAATCCTGGACCAGATATATCTTTACGAAACAGTAACATTTTATTCCACCAACCCCACAAGTCTTCTTTACCTACATAATGAAAATTGATATCTGGCATTCCTAAAACAGAATCATTTGTAAGTAGATTGAATCTATATGGAAGCGTAAAGTACGTATCTAATTGATTTTTAATTTCATAAACGTGTTCATCAGTATACAACTCACTAGGATCATACTGTGATTGTGTTGGTGTTTCTATGTGAGTAGTTTTAACTAAGAATATATTAATTGGGTGAGTCATTAATCCAACTTCTTTTAATAGTTAAGTATTCATCAATTTGTTCAAATGGTTGACCATTTATTAATGACAATGGTACCCAATACTTACTGCATATCCAATCAATAATTGTATGATGATCTTCAATAGTCGAGAAGGTAAACATTGTATTATCACCATGGTTCTTTGCTGATTTAAATGCTTTACCAACAACGTGCATTCTTAGTCTTTCATTATATTGAAATGGTAGTCTGCCTGATGCTTTGAAATGATCTGGTGTTAAATATGCTTGATATAAATCAATGTATGTTATTTTATGGTAGTACTTATAACGTCTTTCATTGTATAATAATCTTATAGGATTAAGATCAAAATCAGTTCCTCTCTCAAAGTACTCTGGTATCTCCATTAGTAGCCGCCTTCATTTGCAACAATGTGAGCTGGTAAAGGAGCAACTTTAAAATCTTCTGTGATTCTTCCTCTACGTGTTTGTTCCATGAATGGATATAATCTAGTATCACCATGACTATCCCAGTCAGCAATCTTAACCCAATAACCACTTCTATGAAATAGTTTGCCTTCTGACTTAGGATCTAATGGAAATATAAAAGTGTCAGGTTCAACGTGATTACCATACATTGGTTTTTCTCTCCACGAGTTAATATAATCAACAGACAAGTTATAATGATCTGCACACAATTGAATCAATCCATCCATACTATAATTATCTGAACTTGGTAGCAAGTACCTTCCATGTTGGCCTACGTTTTTGAACCTCATTAAAGCATTGTCAATACCTTTTTGTTTGAATAGGTTCATAAGTCTTGATGGAGCATCATCATTGATGCCTTTACAAATAATTGTACCTGTGTCAATAATAAACTTTGCATCTTTAACATTTTCAAGCGCCATAACCTTTTGCTTTGCACATCTCATCTCATCAATGTGTTCATACCAATCATCATTATCCACCCCATTGAGGCTTAGGTAAACATGAGAAAGTTTAGCTTCTTTAAGAATTCTTGTATATCTTATACTTGCTAACTTTAATCCGTTTGTTAGCAATGTACAACGATGACCGGTTGCTCTTATCTTAACAATAATGTCTGGAAGGTCCATACGCATTGTAGGTTCAGCACCCATTATACGAATCATTGTCCTTTTAGGAAAACGACTAATTGCTTCAATCAATTTATCAATATCCATGTCTGGAACATCTCTGTTAGGAATATAACAGTTTGTGCATGTCATATTACATTGATGGGTTACATCTGCTGTAACGTCTGTGAAATGATTATCTTCTGGTTCTAACTCATAATAGCCTGGTAAAGGACTCATAAACTTTCTCACTATAATCAAAATTAGCTAACATAGCTACACGTGTTTCATCCGCTTCATGATGCGAAGCATGCATATAGCTAGGATTAATAAACCAAATTTCTCCAACTAGACAAACATAAAATAATGATTCAGCTTTATCCTTAAACTCAAGCACCACATCATGTGTCAATGGACATATTAAGTTATATATATTTGGAGGATCCATATGATAACCAATGCTATGGCCTGGTTCAAGCATGGCAAATCTAGTATTATATGGTTTATAGTTACACAACAAAGATATTTCATCTGTGTGTATTTGTTTGTAGAACTTGCCTAAATCTCGTACTTGTTTGCCTAAACTTATACCCGCAACTGCATTTTCTACTCTATCTGAATACGTAGTCTCAGTTGATATATTTGAAGGATCGCTACTGAGATCCTCATAAATAAATAAGTTATGTGCAAGTAATTCAGGAGTTAGGTCATTTAATTTTACACAACAGGGTAGTTTTCTATTCCTGGCATGTAATCTTAACTCACTTATCTTCGACATTATGTATCCACTTTTGTGATAGTATAAATATATTTATACTATTAATTAGGAGCGCTCAATGGCCGAAAAAGCAGATTTATTCCTAGACAAAGGATCTGATTTTACAACTACACTTGATGTTGTTAATGCTAGTGATGCATCTATTAATATGGCTGCATACACATGCACTAGTACAATAAAGGCATCACACACAAATTCTCAGATTAATGCAACCAGCACATCTAATCTTGCCTTTACAGCAACTGGGTATTCAAATGGTTCGGTTATACTATCTTTAACTGATACACAAACTGGTTATTTGCAAGCGCCGAAAAGATATTTATATGACGTAAAAGTTGTTACGGGAAGTACAACAACTAAATTGGTTGAAGGCTTTGTTCATGTTCATGCGAGTACATCATGACGATTAAGAAGTTAGAGAATGGCAAAAATGTAAAGATAGTGTTGAGAACTGATTATAAGCTAACTCCACAATCTGCTAACACTAAGCCATACGCTAACACAGCTCAGTCAACACCAATCAAGCTAAGGGTAGGAATGTAATGGCAGTCCCAAGTTCAAGAGAAACATTCAAAGAGTTTTGCCTAAGAAGATTAGGCAAGCCTGTCATTGAGATAAACGTTGATGATGATCAAGTTGGTGATGCAATAGATACAGCTTTAAATTATTATCACGATTATCATTTTGATGGCAGTCAAAGAACATTTCTTAAACACCAAGTAACAGCAGACGATAAAACCAATGGATACATTTCGATTAGCAATACTGATACTATTGGGATTATTGATATTTTCGACATTGGAGATGCTACAAGTACAAATAATCTCTTCAATATTCGATATCAAATAGCCTTGAATGACTTGTATGATTTGTCAAGATATGATCTTGTTCCTTTCTATATGAACTTCATGAACATTAGATTCATTGAAGAGATTCTTATTGGTAAGCAACCTTTAAAATTTAACAGACATATAAATCGTTTGTATGTTGATATGGATTGGGATAAGTTTAACACCGGTGACTATTTGATTGCAGAGGTATATAACAAAGTCGATCCAGAAACATATACAGATGTGTATGGAGATCGTTGGCTAGCTGAGTATGCCACAGCTCTGATTCAAATACAATGGGGAAGAAACCTTACTAAGTTTGTTGGTATGCAATTACCTGGTGGTGTACAGTTCAATGGTGACACAATTCTGAGTCAAGGTTTAGAAGCTAAAAATAAATTAGAAGAAGAGATGTTAAGCTCATATTCTTTACCAGTACACGATATGACGGGGTAGTTATGAAACACAAAGGCGTAGATATAGGTGAATGGAAATACGAAGGTCCAAGAGACTTTGCAGTAAAGCTCATGGACAAGTTTGGTCCTCCAACCTATATTGAAAAAAATCCAGATACAGGTGAAACAGAATCTGTTACATTTAAGAACATTGATGGGTTTGATATAGTTCGTATTGTTGATTCCAATACCAATAAATTACATCCATATCCTGCTAAAATATATGTTGAAGGAGGTTTGTATTTCAACGTTCCTAACAATATGGTTGGTAAGCTAAAAGAGGCTTCACCTACAATCATGATTGATGAGTTGAATGGTTTAGTAATTGGTAAATGTGCAAGTCTAACAATAGCAGCAGCTACAGTACAATTTGTAATTGATGCTGTGAATGGTAATACACCTCCAACAAGAGCTGAATATGATAAACGTCTTAAAAGAATAATTGACGACAAGAAGACCGATCCAGAAATTCCTTGGTGGGAAAACAAAATGAATGAGTCTGTTAACCATCAAGATATTCTTGAAGCATGTTGGACTGGTTATAGACAAGCTGGTATGAAGAAAAAAGGTAAAAGAATGGTACCTAATTGTGTACCAGAAGAAAAGACATCTGAGCTTATAAAGAAGAGTCAATCAAAAAGAGGTGCACCAGGTACACTAAAGCGCAAGGTCAAAGGTAAGATGACTATTGCAAAAGCTAGAGCATTAAAGAGTAAGGAAGGTGCAACTACCTTAG